ATTCTGTATTTAATAATTTGGTTTCATACATATAATTTAATAGATTGGCTATTTTAATACTTTTTTCTTTATCTATTATATAATCAAAAAAAGATATAATATTAATATTTTCCATTATTAAAATACAATATATTTTAATAAATATATATATATTACATCTAGTCATCATCATCCTCAGTGTCCACATCATTATTGGAAATATTAGACATTTTATTTTGCATCATAGATTCTCGGGCAAAAGTTTCTTGTAATTTAAGTCTATCTATATCGATTACCATTGGTTCAATTTTTAAATAATTACCTAATTCAGTAAAATATTTTTTAATACCATTACTAACATTTGGATCATTACTTAATTGACTCATATTATCACCTAATCCCATTACTGTACTAATTTGCATTTTATATTTATCTACATTATTTATAACTTCATCGGGTGGTGGAAGATTTGCCAATTTATATTTTCTTGTTAGATTTGTATAACTAATAAATATATTTTCAGGAATAGTTTTCTTCAAAGATAATAATTTACGTTTATTTTCACCCGATCGTTCTTTATTATTATCTTTCATTTGGGTTTTTAATCGACGTCTAATCTCTAATCGCCTTTCTTCCTTTTTTTTTTCTTCATCATCTTTTTGTTTCATTTCATCAAATTTTACTTGATCGATGATATTTACAGTAATATTACTCGTATTATATTCAAAAGTAAAAGTATAATCTTTATTTAAATATTTAATATAATCATTTTTTTCAATCTTCATATTTTCTTTAAGATCTTTTTTTAATCTAAAGATTGCATTCTTTGAAATAAATTGGGTTTTATCCCCATTAATAATTACGTTCATTACAAATTATAATAATTTTTCTTTTAATCAATATATACATATCATTATAAACACTATTTATTATTATATATATAATTCAAATGGTTCGAGATACAAAGTTATATGATTTATTAGAGATTACTCCCGATGTACTTGAAAATGATATTAAAAAAGCTTATAAAAAGTTATCATTTAAATGGCATCCTGATAAAAATCCTGATAATAAAGAAGAAGCTACTAAAAAATTTCAAGAAATTTCTGAAGCATATACTATATTAAGTGATCAAGAAAAACGCGAGAGATATGACGCAGAAGGATATGATAGTATAAAGAATCCAATGCCTAATTTTAATCCACAAGATATTTTTCAACAATTTTTTGGGAATAGCGGGTTTGGTGGGTTTGGTGGATTTGGGGGTAATCAACCTCAACCAAATGTCCAAATGGAACACTGTATGGTTGAAAAAGAAGTTACATTAGAAGATTTATTTTTAGAAAAAGTTTTATCAGTTAATTATAAACAAAAAAATTATTGTAAAAAATGTAATGGCAATGGTACTAAAGATGGTAATCCTAGTTGTTGTAATGGATGTAAAGGAAGTGGTAAAAAAGTACAAGTTATACAAAGAGGTAATTCAATACAGCAAATGATATCTAATTGTAATGAATGTAATGGCAGAGGAGAATCAGCTAATAAAAATAATATGTGTGATGAATGTAAAGGAGTTAAATTTATTATAAAGGATAAATCTATCGATGTACCATTAAACAAAAGTATTACAAATGGAAATAAATTAGTTGTAGAAGGTAAGGGTAATATATATAAAAATCAAAAAACGAATGTAATTGTAGTAATTAAAGAAATGCCTCACCAAACATTTAAAAGAAATGGTAAAGATCTGCATACTAATATTAAATTAAGATTATTTCAAACATTATTTGGATTTTCAAAATCTATTACACATTTAGATGGCAGAACATTATTAATAAAATATAGTGATATTAGAAAAATGGATGTTATGTTAGAAGTAAAAAATGAAGGAATGGGTGGATCTCTTTTTATACATCTATCTACATCAATTCCACATTTAGATAAACTTGAAGAAAATGAAAAAATTATGTTAAAGAAATTATTAATTAAAGCAAATTTATCAGAATATCAAAAAGAATTAAATTTATTAAAAAATTCAACACAACACACTATCATCCCATCAAGTAATATAAATGAAATTGAAATTGATGAGAATGAGGATGATCCAGTACAAGAATCACAAAATCCTCACCACCCGGGATTTGAAAATGTTCAATGTGCTCAACAATAAATTACATTGTGCTTGACTTGCAAAAAAAAATATCTATAGTTATAATATTATGAAAATATATATATTAAGACACGAAGATAGAACGATGGATGCAACATTTTTTTCACCTTTAACAAAAGAAGGTTTAGCTAATTCAGTAAAATTATCCGATATATTAAAGAAAGAATCTATAAATAGAATTTATAGTTCTCCATTTATTCGAACATTGCAAACAATCTATCCATATACTCAAAGTAGTGGAAAAAAAGTAAACCTAGAGTATAGTTTAAGTGAAGTGCAACATCCTCATATAATACCTGAGAAATCATATCAAATAACATTACCTGAATATATTGCCGAATCTTTTAATTATAATCCAAAATATGTTAGTATGATAAATCCAATTGATCATATTTATCCTGAATCAGAAAAAAATGTAGAAACGAGAGTTAAACGTTTTATCACTAAATTAATTAATGATAATTTTGAAACAAATAATAATATATTATTAGTAACCCACCAAATAGTATGTAATATACTTATTAAATTTGCAATGAAAGATAGTAAAATAAAGATTAATATAACGGATAATTATCCAAGAGGAGCTCTATCATTAATATTTGATAAAGATAAATGGGAATTTAAAACAATTAATTGGGAAATAATAACAACAGATAGTATTAGTGAAGATATATCGAGCTAATAACTTGTTTTGTAGAACGCCCGCAAAATAAAAATTGATAGGGCGATAGGAAAAATATAGTTTTTCCTATCATTTCCTATTAACTTTATTTATTCTTAAAGTATACTTTAAGAATAAATAAAAATTGATAATATTTAATTTTAGTAAATATTATCTTGTTATTATAATAATGTCTTCAAGTCAACAAAATTTAATGGTACCTGTATTCGGTGATTTCAGTTTTATTAAAGATAAATTAACCCGTGATAGCTTAGATAATGCAATGTCTATTGTTAAAGAGTGTGAAGCACAATGGATTTTTAATCATCCTATCATATCATTTGCATATGAATCGGTAGATAGTAGTGTACCATCTGAATTAGCTAATAAAATACTAGATCGAATGACTAAAATTGGATCTCATGAAATGTTAATGTCTCATTCCGCTGCATCATATGGAATTACCATGAGAACCATTCAATCAATCTATAGAGATGGATGGGATAATTTTTATAATAGCTATATTGATAAAAACAAATTAAGTCAAGATAATTTGCAATAATTAATCATATCGTTTTTTTAAATTATAATACTTTTTATCAAGCTATATAATGTTAAATAACTTGATAAATCGAATTAATAATTTTTCATTTAAATTCATTGATAAGAATTTTGAAGGAATAGTTGAATATAATATTAGTTCTACATTATCTAATTTAAAAAAATCAGATATCACTATATTAGTTAGCTTGACGTGTTTTTTAATAGAAGACATTTCAACGAGATATAATATGGATAGAATGGAAGGATATATGCAATGGACACAAAATAATAGTCGTGATATTATTTCTTTATGTCTTACTTTAATACCTTATTTTAATGATACGAATTATAGTAAAATAATTAGTTTAACGGAATTAATCTATAAAGATACAGTTGATAAAATTCCAAGTTCTATTCTAGAAACTAATATATTGGATTGCATAAAAAATAAATTTCCGTATTCTAATTTTACTTTGGGATTACTAAATAAAAACCCATTGAATGATAATCTATTAGAATTATACGATGATTCTATCCATATAATATATCGAGTTATATATTGTAATTTTCTTTCTATTTTAGAAACAATAAAAATAACTAATGGTAAACTATATGTAAATTGGTTAAATGTAGTACCATTAATAGAATATTCTAAAAGTTCATTTTATATTAAAAGTAGAAAAGAAATAGAAAGTATTATAAAATACTGTAACCAGCCAAGCAACCTAGATAGTAGTCAGTATATTATAAAATCATTAAATGAAAATATGGGATTATGGCTTGGAGATTATTACAATGTATTAACCAATGGATTTTATCTTTCAATAAAAAAAATAAAATGGATTATATTTTGTCGTAAAATATTTCATAATGATAATTCAACTTACTTTTATTCTATTCAGTATTTAAATAAAATTTTTTCTATAGATAATATATTTAAATATGCTGATTTTGAAAGTATGGATACATCCGATCAAACTATTTTTACCAATAAATTAATTGATTGTTATAATAATATTAAAAATAATATAGCAATTTTTTTAGATATTGGATATGAAAAAGATTTATTTAAAAATTTATTTATTTTTATGAAAAATAATTTTACAGATATGAATTTATTATCAAAAGATTTCAATGTATTTGTTATCAATAATATTGATATAGATTCAGTCGATTTAGATATTGATGAAAAAAAAATAAAACACGAGGATATATCCGATACCGATTTAATAAAATGTTTTGAATTTTTAATTGAAAATCCAAGTCTATTATGGAAATATATTAAAGAAACTTTGATTGATTTAAAATCAACTATTTATGGCAAATATTTAATTAAAGAAACAATAGATGAAAAAACAGAAAGTTTAATATCTACAATCGATATGAATTTTTTTAATATGATAATTAATCGAAAAGACTATAAAATAAATTTAAAAAATATATATAATATTGCTAAAATATTATGCCATGATACGACTAATAATTTTAGTCTTCTTAGTATAAATTTTAAAGGATTAACCGAAGATAACATAATAGATTTTTTTCAAAAATATAGTGATAACAAGGTTAAATTCCTATCAATTAGAAACAATATTAGATTACAAGAAGGTAATGATAATAATTATGATACCATTCTATCTACAATTAAGAAAGGATGGAATGAAGTAAAAATTACTCTGATATGGGATTATTTATTATATAATGGTTTATTGAGTGAATTTCGTATAAATTTATCCCCTAAAGATAAAAGAATATCAGATCTAAAAATATATTTTGATAATAATCCTAAATTATTCAATGAAAATTATTTTATGACTAATAAAAGTTATAATGATTTAAAAAATCAAGATAAAAAAAACCTGAATAAGCTAATAGAATATAAAGATATGATAATTAAAGAATTAAAACATTATACTTTTTATGCAAATGATTGGATGAGTCAATTAAATTTCTTTAATCATTATATTAATCATCAAATTATATATGTAACGGGATCAACTGGAACGGGAAAATCGACACAAGTTCCTAAATTAACTCTCTATGGATTAAAAATGTATGATTATAAAATGAATGGTCGAGTAGTATGTACTCAACCTCGTATTCCCCCCACAGAAGATAATGCTATTAGAATTGCAAGAGAAATGGGATTAGAAATAGAAATTAAGATTAAAGAAATGACTCTCAATACTTCTAATTATTATTTACAATATAAAGATAATAAGAAAAAACACGTAAAAGAATCGTGTTCCCATTTGACACTGAGAATGGTTACCGATGGAACATTATTAGAAGATTTAGTTACAAATCCTTTATTAAAAAAAAAGTATAAAATGAAAAGAAATAATACTACTAATATTGAAGAGTATAGTTATTCATCCAATAATATTTACGATATAGTGATGGTCGATGAAGCACACGAACATAATACTAATATGGATTTAATTTTAACTTTAATGCGACAAACTTGTCTTTATAATAATAGTATTCGATTATTTATAGTATCGGCTACAATGGATGATGATGAACCAACATATCGTCGTTATTATAAATTAATAAATAGTAATATTATGTATCCAATAAAACAACGCACTTTGTATCACTACATACTAGACCAAGATGATCCGTATACTTTTATCGATACATATTATCTGGATCGCCGAATGCACATATCCCCTCCAAGAGAAGGCGGACAATATAGAGTTAGAGAATTTTACGATGAATCGATTGAAAAACTATTTACAAATAATATGAGAAGTAATTATACTATTGCACAAGAAGCGAGTTATAATTTAGTTAATAGTATTTGTACAAAAAACTTAATAGGTGATGTATTATTATTTTCTGTTGGTAAAGAAGAAATTATACAATCGGTTAATCGATTAAATGATATCTTGCCACCTGGAAATATTGCATTACCCTACTATAGTGAGATGAATCCACGATATCGAGATATTATTTCATCTATAGGATCTACTATATCGACTATTAGAAATAAAAGAAATATGATTGGAAGTCAATGGGGTTCTTCATATATTTCTGTAAAAGATGTCGCAGAAGGTACCTATAAACGTGCTGTTATTATTGCAACGAATGTAGCCGAGGCATCTATTACAATCGATAGTTTAAAATATGTGGTAGATACTGGTTTCTCAAAAGTTAATCGATATAATGAAATTACCGATTCATCAAATATTGGAATTGAGATGATTTCTGAATCGAGTAGAATTCAACGAAAAGGCCGTATTGGGCGTGTAGCTGAAGGTGATGCATATTTTTTATATGGTAAAGATAAAAGATTAAATGTTGTACCTAAATTTGGAATAACATTAAGTGATTTTCATTTAAATTTTTTAAAATTAGCAAGTGGGTATACGGGGCTAGATAGTGATGGAACGGTAGATTCTAATTATCCTCTGTGGGCTGATGATTTTTCGCCATATCTTCCATTTTTATTTGAAGAACATTTTAGTGCACTAGATCGAATAGAAAAGCATAAAGATATATTGGAATACCAAAATTTAGTTAAATATAATATTATTCCAATTATTAAAATACAATTTACATTAAATAATATGCCGATACCACCTGAATATTTCTATCCATTTATAGAATATAATAATTTCCCTCAACCAAACTATTTTAAAAGATATCCCGATGGATATAGTCATATTAATTTATTTGATAAAAAATGTAATTTCTATATAGTACATCCATTTGAAGATAAAATTAAAAGAAATGTAATGGGAGATATAATTACATATAACAATTATGATGTATCGGATGAAATAAATAATAGAGTGTTTGATCCTCTGATAAATAATATGAGAGTTAAAATGCTATATTTATCGATTGAATTACCTCAAACTAAAGATGTTGATATAAATGATATTAACCATAAAATATTTAAAAAAACAAATTATAGTGATAAAATAAATAGTACAATTCAATTAATGAATAATAATATGGATGAAAAAGAATCGACTGTGTTATTTTTAGCAGCAGGATATGATATATTGATGGAATGCTGTATGGTATTAAGTATGGTAAAAGCAATTAGTAAAATTCAACCAACCGTTAGTGTTGTAATGAAAAAAACTGGTAAAATTGTTGAAATAGATCGAATGAAAAAATTATTTGGTTCCAATTCAGATATTTCATCCTTATATTTAATATGTAGAAAACTATTTGATAGTCTTAATATGTTATCTATCCATAAATTAATAAAAGATTATATTAATAAAACCAAGTTACCAACCGAGCAATCCGATGATTATATCTATTATAAAAAATTAGTAAAATTATTTCGAGCAAAAAAATATTTAGAATTAGGAGACACGTCCGAAAGTATTGCAAAAAATATAAATTTATTTAATTCATTATTAAATAATGGTAATTTAGATAATATGATGGGTTATATGGATTGGATTAGTGAATCGGGATTTCTATTTAGAAAACTATATAGTGATATTAAAAATAATAATAATATGATTGACCGAATTGCATCAGAACTATATTTAGATTCAAATATAGTAAAAGAATATTTAAATATATTGATAAAAAATATAATTATAGTTATAACAGCCAATAAAGATATTGATACAGCTTATGGTGAAATAGGGGTATTAGATTGGGCAAAACAAATGAAGCCATCTTTAAGTAAGATGCAACCAAATAATTTTCCAATTGGTACTATTGAAAGTAAATTAAATATGTGTTTCTTTTTTGCACAGCCTTTAATTGCTATTAGAAAACCTGATGCTGGATTAAATTGTTATCTTAGTATGAGAGATGGGTCAATCCTATCTATTAATACTATTTTTGATAACCCAAATACACTATGTACAAGTTTAGGTAGCTATTTATACTATTTTAGTATGGCAAATGGTAAAATGAATTTAATCTATAATATAGATCCTACTATTCTATCTAGTTGTTATCCAATTCATTATAATACAAATAATATAAAAACAAGTTATAATATTAGTCGAATTAATACGAATAGTGGGAATTATGAAATAGTTCCAATACAATATAATTTTTCTGAAATGGAAAGATTGGTTGAAAGTGTTAGAAATAATTATAAAATTAATATATTTCCATTTAATACTATTTTATTTCCAACTATCCAACAATATATTAAATATAGTAAAACTATATAATAAATTTATTGATTTTGAATAAATTCTCCATTTTTA